ACGCAAGCCATCGCTGGGTATTGCAATTTGACTTTGATTAATCTAGACGATTCAGGAATTAATCCGACAATTAATTCGGGCGTAACGGTATTTGTGAATGATTCCAACGGTGATCCAGTAGCTCTTTTCGGCGGTTCAATCACAGACATCATCGTGGGCGTTCAATCTGGCGGTTCGATAGGAATTACCCAGACGATCTCAATCACGGCTCTTGGGGCGCTCTCAAGGCTTCCAAAGGTACTTACCGAAGGAGTCTTGTCTAAGGAGTTAGACGGCGAACAAATCTATGATGTCCTAGCTGGAATCCTTTATGGCGCTTGGAATGAAGTACCGGCGGCTTTAACTTGGGCGGCATACAATCCAACGACGACTTGGGCAAATGCTGAAAATTCTGGACTTGGCGAAATCGACACAGGCAACTATGAGTTGACGGAGCGATCGGCTTCAATCATAGATGCTTACTCTTTGGTCGCCGCTTTAGCCAATTCTGGACTTGGCTACCTGTATGAGAATGCCGCGGGTCAAATTAGCTATGCGGACAGCACACATCGCAGTACTTACCTTGCCACAAATGGGTATGTGGATTTGAGTGCCAATGATGCTTTTGCTACTGGACTTCAACTAGCTACGCGCTCGGGCGATGTTCGCAACTCAATCACCATTCAGTATAAGAACGGTCAGCAAGTCTCGGATTTTGAACAAGCTTCCATCGATGTCTATGGGACTTTAGCCCAATCCATTCAGACGACTCTTGAACTTAAAGCTGACGCTGAAGATCAAGCGGCTTTCTATCTTGGATTAAGAGCCTATCCGAGAGCCAATTTCAATCAAATCTCGTACCCAATCGGATCGCCAGAATTAGACGATTCCGATCGAGACAATCTGCTGAATGTCTTTATGGGCATGCCGGTAACAATTAACGATTTGCCAAATAACATGGGAACAAGATTTCAAGGCTTTGTCGAAGGCTGGCAGATTCAAGCTGGAGTCAATTCGCTGACTCTTTCGATGTATCTGACTCCAACAGAATTCTCACTTCAGGCTATGAAATGGAACGATGTGAGTGGCGCGGAGACTTGGAACACGGTATCAAATACACTTATCTGGGACGACGCTTTCATCGTCGCGTAAAGGAGAGAACATGGCAACAACAACGCCGAACTTTGGCTGGACAGTTCCAACTTCGACCGATTTGGTCAAAGACGGAGCGACAGCAATCGAGACACTTGGAGACGGAATCGACGCTTCGTTCGTTGATCTCAAAGGTGGAACAACCGGTCAAGTCTTATCAAAGGCATCGGGTACGGATTTGGACTTTTCTTGGGTTGCTCAAGATGATTCAAATGCAATCCAGAATGCAATTGTCGATGCAAAAGGTGATCTTATCGCTGCAACTGCGAACGATACTCCAGCGCGCTTGGCGGTAGGAACTAATGGTCAGGTTTTAACAGCAGATTCAGCAGAGGCAACTGGATTAAAATGGGCTACTCCAGCAAGTACATCAACTGCCGTTGGTTGCATACTTTACAACTCAACAAATTACACAATATCCAACGCAACTGACACTCTTTTAACATTTAACACGGAAATTCTTGACACTGATGGATTTCATTCGACAAGCACTAACACGAGCCGAATTACAATTCCAGCAGGTAAAGGTGGAAAGTATTATGTATTCGCTTGGGGCGGTTATGCAAACAATACAAGCGGCTATCGCCAGTTAGAAATCATAGTTAATGGTCGAACTGGTACACCAAGTCGAGTTGGTAATTCGTCAATGGCGGGCATTAACAACATAACCTTGACGCCAAATGGCGCTGCGGTTTTATCGGCTGGTGATTATATCGAAGTCAATGCATATCAAAATTCTGGCGGTAGCCTTACATTCTACGGCGGCGCTGCCGATTGCCAATTCGGCGCTATTTTCTTAGGAGCATAAATGACTACTTATCCAAAACCAGAAAACCTTAACGGTACTGAACTAATGGCTGAACTTGCTGCCGTAGGCGTAGTTGTAGATCGCGTCAAGGATAACGGCGATAACACAATTACTCTTGAAACAAATGACAAAAAAGCTGAAACCATCGTCTTAAACCATAACGGAACCACCACAGCGCCTGAGCCAACTATTGCAGACAAATTGCAATCCGTTGGACTTAGTATTGACGATCTAAAAACGGCGCTTGGAATTTAAAAATGAGTTATCCAAAAGGGACAGCTGCTCAAGCTCTTGAGATTGCAAAAGCCGAAATCGGCACAATCGAAGAAGGCGACAATCTGACCAAATACGGCGCATTCACAAAAGCCAATGGCTTGCCGTGGTGCGGTTCATTCTGCAACTGGGTACTGGCACAAGCTGGAGTCAAGGTTCACTCGGTTGTATCAACGGCAGTCGGGGCGCATAAATTCAAGGAGATTTCACGGTGGCATGAGATACCGGCAATCGGCGATTTAGCCTTTATGGACTTCCCACACGACGGAGTCGATCGTATCTCCCACATTGGAATTGTCGCTGGCATCGATGGCAAGACGATAGTTACCATCGAAGGCAACACATCCGGCAGCGGCGATCAGCGCAACGGTGGCATGGTTATGGTTAAGACCAGAACAATCGGCAAAGAAGTGGTCGGCTTCGGTCGTCCCAAGTATGTCCCATACAAAGGCGAATACCCAGCCGTGGTTGTCGATGCGCCGAAGAAATCCATTCTCAAGAAGGAGAAGAAGAAATGAAAGAAATCAAAGGACTCGCAGCTTCATGGGCGCGATCATTCATGGCAGCTGCTATCGCTGTGTACATGGCAGGAATTACTGATCCAAAGGCAATCGCAGGAGCGGGACTAGCTGCGGTTCTCCCAGTTGTGCTTCGTTACCTAAATCCCAACGACGCATCTTTCGGGTTAAAGGGGAAGTGATCCGGAAGCTACTTCAGACAGCTCTGGCGATAGCGATATTGCTGGGGCTGTCTGCTTGTGGTTATCAAGGATGGACTCGATATGAATGCCAAGAATTCGAAAACTGGCAAAAGCCTGAATGCAATCCGCCACAATGTAAGGCTCTCGGAGTCTGTACTGAGGACATATACGGAGAAGATCCAAATGGGTTCACATCAAAGACGCCTAAGTAATGAGCAGCTAAAAGCAAGGCTGATCGTATTTATCGGAGTGGCTTTAGCGCTCACTTTTATGTTCTCCGTGGCTGGAATGCTTTACGCGCTGATCTTTGTAACTCAACCTTTAGGCGATCAAGCGCCGAACGATCGAGCATTCATCGAGTTACTGTCCACACTCACGATCTTCTTGACCGGTGCGCTTGGCTCTGTGCTGGCATCAAACGGACTTAAAGATAAGCCGAAAGACCAAACCGACACGCCCAAAAACACGCAGGATTCTTGACGATGTCGGCGGATTGCTTCACTCTGTACGCAGGGAGCGAAGTTCAGTAACTCTCGGATCGGGAGCAAAGATGTACGCATTTCAAGAAGTCGCCATGTGGATGCTATTTGGAGTATTGGCTGGATTTACAGCTGGTTACACGATGGGACTTAAAGACGGCAAGCGCGAAGGATTTATTCGCGGCAAGATTGCAGGGCGCAAGAATGCCGAGATTCGCTAATGGGATTCTTGGACAATTACGAGACAGTCAATCAAAAGGTCATACGCCTACACGCCACATTCCCAACAAACCGAATCGAGACATCGATCATTGATTGGCAACCAGACAAAGGTTACATTCTCATCGAGTGCCGGATCTTTCGTAATTACGAAGATGAAAAGCCAGCGGCTATTGATTACGCACATGGGATGGTCGGGGCGTACAACCCGCAGATGAAACGCTGGTATGTAGAAGATACAGTCAGCTCTGCGATTGGAAGATGTGCAAGCGTGGTCTTAGGCACAGAAACGAAGCCTAGTTTTGAATCAATGCAACAAGTTGAGACGATGCCAAAAGCCTTTATCGAAGAGGATCTTTGGGCAAAGCCTTTCAGCGAAGATGGATTTGCCACAGCACAATCATCGATGGATGAAATCAAATCAAAGCTTGGCGGTGAGATTCTGTCGGAAGCTCCGATCTGCGCACATGGACACATGTTGCTCAAAGAAGGCACAGCAAAGACTGGCAAGCCATATCGCGGGCATGTCTGCGTGGAAAAGGTTAAAGCCAATCAATGCAGTCCGATCTGGTATGTGTTGGGATCAGACGGTCAATGGAAGGTGCAGCTGTAATGGGCGAAATGGAGATCATCAAGCTAGACACCGGCGAACGCACAATCATCGAGATTGATGGGACAGTAATCAAAGACCAAGTGATCCCACCGAAGATTGAATGGTGCGATCGATGCCAAATGTACAAAGAATTACAAGGTGGCAGATTTGACAAAGTAATGGGTTCTAATGAGCTTTGGTATTGCGGGGCTTGTAAATGAAGATGAAAATCACGCACGAAGATGAGTGGACAGCTGCAAAGGTCGCCATCGAACGCGTCGAAGAGATCGAAGGCAAGCCAGATCATGTCTCTCGATACAACAAGAATCTTTCTTTTCACGACTACATTTGCGAGATAGCCGAATCAGTAGGCGCTGAAATTGCTGTCGCAAAATACTTTGGGATTAAAGACTTCAACCCAAGAGCATCGCGATTTAAGCGAACCGCAGATGTGGGATCGATAATCGAAGTTAAGTGGACAAAGTACGACACAGGATCTCTCATCATCTACGATGGCGATCGCAATACAGACATCGCCATTCTTGTAACTGGAAAGAGTCCGAACTATGTCTTAAAGGGCTGGATACCGGTCGTCATAGCTAAGAATCAAAAATGGCGCAGACGCGACCAACCGACATATTGGGTCGAGCAATACAACTTACATCCCATCGAGAATCTTAGAAGGAGCAGTCATGGAGAAGCAACGCTTCCTATGCAGGGTTGAAAAAGAAATCACGGATCATTCAGTCTTGAAAAATGAAGTCCCTTTGGGCATGGAAGTAGCTCTTGTTCAATGCCTACGCTGTGGAGTCATGGGCATCAAGAAATTAGCGGATGCTAAGTAATGGCTCAATATGACTATCGGTGCGAAGTATGTGGCAAAGTAACGACTGTACGCCGATCGATGGAAGATAACTTCGACCGGAATCCATACTGTGAAGGGTGCATGATTCCAATGAACCGTATCTGGACAGCGAATCCAATTCACTTCAAAGGCAAGGGATGGGGCGGATCTAAATGAGGACAGAAATCAAGCACACTTGTGATTGTGGAAAGACATTCGTGATCGATTCGGCACGACCACTTGTAGCTGTAACGATCTTACAAGTCTCAATTAAGAATCATTCGAAGGATTGTGATCTCTGTGGATAAACTGTGGACAACACGCCCAAAGCCCGCTCAAGTTATCCACATTCTTGCTTCTTACTTGACTCGTTCGGTACGCTCCATACTCGCTGGCGAGCGGCTGAAGCCGATAGCTCGCGGGCGTAGTCTGGTGCTATTGGGTGCGCTATTTGTTGTTAGCACAACACCAGCGGAAGCAAATCCAAATACAGACAATCTCAAGCTTTATGCACATTCAAGAGTTGTTAATTATGAGCAATTCCTTTGTTTATCTAAGATCATTTACAAAGAGTCAAGATGGTCAGTAACAGCTAAGAATGGCAGTCATTTCGGATTAGGTCAGATGCGATCAAAGCATTACCGGAATCTAGATGGCTATCGTCAGATAGATGCCACAATCAAGTACATCAATCATCGATATGGTTCAATGTGCAAAGCATGGGCATTTCATCAAAAGCGAAATTATTACTGATGACGCTACATTCACAGCGCAAGAGCAACAGCACTCAATGGAAGAAGCTAAGGCTTCGCATACTCTCAAGAGATGGTCGAGAGTGTTACTGGTGTGGCATGGATGCAACGACAGTCGATCACATCATCCCAGTAGCCAAAGGTGGGTCAGATGATCCCGAGAATCTTGTTGCAGCTTGTCGAAGGTGTAACTTTTCGAAGCAAGATAAGATGCCAGATGAGTTCATGTTGAAGAAGGCCGGTCTTTTTTTGAAGGGTGATTCCAC